ATCACATCAAAGCTGGTGCCACCCGTGGCGTTGACCAGGGCGTAGCCAGTGATGTGGTAATAGATCCGACCGGGAATAGCGACGACCGGCTGGCCCTGGTAGGAGCTCAGACGGTTGACGTAGTTACCGGGGTAGATTTTCTTCGCCATGTTCGTTACCTCCTATCAGTAAACGAAGGAGTAAGCGACGGTGATGAAGTCCTTGTTCAGGATTTCAAAACCGGCGAAGAGCGACCAGATCATGATGATGAAACGACTGAAGTCGTCGTTGTTGTTCAGCAGGATCTGAGCGTTGTTGCCGCCGATGCCAACGCCAATGGCCTGAGGGCCAAAGAACAGCATCGGAGCAGCAGTGGTTACGGTCGAAGTGATCGACGCGTCGGTGATGGTCACCTGCAGGCTCTTCTCAGGCATGTTGGTGCTTTCGAACCAACGAACTCCTTCGAATAGAAAACCGCTCACAATGTTACCCCAGAAGTGTTTATCTTCTGGTTCTCGTGATTTACCATCTCACGAGGTCAGACTATCTCATCTGCTCTACAGAGCAGCAGGGCGCTCGTGGAAGCATTACCGGCCGTTCTGGCCTCGGCTTCTAGTCGTTGAACCTTCCGGTCGATTCCTCGGCCGGCTTGGCTGCTGATTCCCCGCTTATTGGAGGGGTTCCAGCAATTCACCCTGTTTGCTGCGCGACTCACGCCACGCAGGCCCGTTGGTGTTCAGGCATCACGGGCTGACCAGCAACAAAGCCGGCCTGACCGTAAGCAGGACCCATGCCGCGATAGAAGTTGGCGTTAGGAGCCAGCTCCGGTTGCATGGGGTTGACCATCCCATTACCTGCATAACGAGCGATCTCACGGAACGCATCGTTTTGACGCAGGTGCATCATCGCGGTGGGATCCACGATGCAGCGGTAGTAGCCGTCAGCGAACGTGGGGACGTTGCGCTTCCGCATGTCTTTGACCACCTCGAGGAGGTCGGTCTTGACATCGAACTTGGCGGACTCACCAGCCGCGTAAGTCAGGAAGGGGGCGGAGCCGGCCTTCGCTTTCTTCAGCGGGTAGTAGTAGCCACCACGGGTCGAATCGGCGGCGCCGTTTGCCTCTGCTTTGAACAGTTCATCGCAGAAGACGCGGTCGCGCCACCGACGGTAATCGTCCAGAAGTGTAAGACTTCCGATCGATTGGTGGAAGACGTTGAGATTACCCGTATCGAGCAGCATTCGCTGCGCAGTGAGAAGAGTCTCGCGAGCAATCTTGAAGGTGCTAGGTGCAGCAGGATCGGTAGGATCAGCGGGGCCCGTGTATTCCTTAAGGGATACAAGAACCTTATCCTTTACGATGCTGCGCGAAGATGCGGTGCCGAGGGTTTGGTCAGCTGTACGCTCTCGACTGTCTTTGGTGCCAGGGGCACCCCAGAAGCGATACAAAATGTTATCCCAAAGGCTCTTTATCCTTTGGATCTTGCGGTTTGCCATCCCGCAAGTTCAGACTATCTCATCAGCCGTATGGCTGTTCCGCGCTCGTGTCGCCTTATCGCCTTTATCCACAAATGGGATAGTCAGGCTCGCCTCGTATTCCCTTTTGCTATGAGTGTTATAGCTGGAATAAGTGAGGGCCACTTTTTTGTGCATAGACGAATGCACGTAAGGCCGGATGCTGCGCACAAAGCGAGGCATCTCGGACGAATTTATGCGCACCCTGTAATGCTTCCTGTCTCGGTAGGGCACAGAATTAACACCGGTCAAAGAGTTAATCCAATCGCAATGCGCCAAAGCATGCTGCTCGTCGCCATAGGTGGCGAGCAGGCCGCGATTGTGCGAGTACCTCGACTGGACAACACATCCGTCGTCCATCCAGTAAACAGCCAGCGCCTCAAGACCTAGCTCGCTGAGGAGCTCCCTTGAGATGAGCTTCTTCCCGTTTGGGTAAAGCAGTTTGTACAGCTCCCTTAGGTAGGGGCTGACAAGCATGCACTGGCATGACTGATAGACCTTGCCCGTTCTCTTGTCGCGAACAGGCCTGGGTGGACTCACTCGTGCCGACGTCCCAAGCTCAGCATTGATGCGGGACACCTTGTATACAAGGTAGTCGCGCTGAGCCGCGCTGTGAGTGAAGCTCAGGTAACGGCTGTTGGGGCGATCCGCCGGGATACCCAAACTGCCGTCGCCAAGCACCGCGGCAACGGTGAACGGACATTTCATTGTGGCAGCGTTAGTCGTTGAACCTTCCTCGCATTTCGGCGAGGCTTGGCTGCGGGTTCCCCAGTGTACGCTATGGCGCACGCGATGGCGGGGTTCCGGCAATTCACGGAATTTAGTGACCGCTACTTTAACGGTCAAGCTGAACGGTCTGACCAGGCTGTTTCAGTGTGTTTTGCCAGGGCTGTTTATTCCCTGGCTTCACTAGCTTTAGGCTCGCTAGTGCTCAGACTATATCATCACCTGTTCCTGCAGGTGTCCCGCGCTCGTGTCGCCTTATCGCCTTTTACCTTGCGGCAGTCAGGCTCGGCGTTAGTCGTTGAACCTTCCAGGCATTTCGGCCGGGCTTGGCTGCTGATTGCCATCTCTTGCGAGTGCCAGGTTTCCAGCAATTCACGGGATTTTCTATAGCGATTACTCGCTAAAGCGCCATAATTAGCGAAGTCATGTACCACGACAGGCTCTACAGCCATCTCCACAACATAGGAGGGATGTGGCCTGTACAACTCGGCACCAAGCAGCTTCGGAAAATCGTTCAATTACTCCACAGTCTCCTGTGGGATTGGACTATCTCTTCACCCGTATTCACGGGTGCCGGGCGCTGATCTGGTATTACGCGGTGAGATCGCACCGCCCCCAGTAGTCTCTGCACGTTCCAGTCACGCCTGACTGGCTTCGCTCAGGATTGCCCTCGACTTGACGTTAGGGTTTCCCTGAATTCACCCGGTTCTCACTAGCCAGTTACCTGGCTAGGTGACAACGATTGCTGTGTCGACGGGCATTGCCGCCAACCGCAGCGAATTATCAATCCACATGGGATGAAACGCTCCAAATTGTCAGGGTGCGAGGAAGCGGGCGAACCGCTTCCTTCAGCACACTATAGTGTGGTTTTGTAGGGAGAAACTTTGGACGCCGTAGACGTACGCGGCCTGCTGGGTTTACTGCTTGCCGACGGAAGCCTCGTTCAATATCGCAGTCCTGGCGGGGGTTACGTTCAATTGACGCTGACAGCCGGGGTCAAGGAGTCGGCGTTCCTCGAGGAGAAGGTCGCCGAATTCCGGGTTTTCATGCCCACCAGAGCCCAGATTGTTCCCTACAGGACGGCGGTCCGCTCCACCGGCAAGACCACCACCGTGCTGCGGTTCCGGGTCTCAAGCAACAAGCTACGCACGGTCTACAACCTGCTCTATCCCCACGGCGAGCGCAGGATCACGTCCCTGGTACTCGAGATGCTTGGCGGCCGGGCTGCTGCCTGGCTCTGGGCGGAGGGCGCAAGACCGCAGCAAGACGGCTCCGTCGAACTCAAGCGCGTGGGCGGCCATGCCGGAGAGGCGGCCCTGATCGGCGACTGGCTCGAGACCCTTACCGGTGCCAGCAGCCAGATCCTGCCGGACTACATCAAGCCGCGCCTGCGCTTCACGCCCGAGGGGGCCGCCAAGATCCGTTCCACCCTGGCGCACTATGCACCGCCAAGCCGCATTCACCTCTTCACTGGAACGACCACTGATGTCCATACAATTCGCAGCTACCGCACTGAGCTACTGTCTCGGTCGCGGCAAGATCGAGCTCAAGGGGCGACAGCGGAAGCCTTGGCTGATCCTGCGTAGGGGCGAGACCCAGCGTACGTACCTCGACCACCAGCTGCGGCGCCTGCGGCGCGAGCATGTAGGGGCGATCGATGCGGTCTGGGACGTGGTGGCCAGCGAAGGTTTCTACGACGACCACCGAATCCGCCTGCACTGCGAGGGGCTGTATCACGTCTACGACATGCTCTACCCGCGCGACACGTACACGATCACTCGGCCGGTGCTGGATCTCTGTGGCATGCAGGGGCTTGCCTCGATGTGGACCGATCGAGCCGCCCTCAAGCCTTCGTTCGTGCAGTTCAGTGGCGGCTACTCGAAAGACGACTGCGAGTTGATCTGTGATTGGCTGGGCCGCCTCGGCTACCTGGCGACTCCATTCAGCTACGTCCACCCCCGCTCCCAGTCGACGACCATGCAGGTTCGCGTCTATCGGGAACATGCTCTGCGCATGCGCAAAGACTTGTATCCCATGTTGCATCGCTCCATCCGCCCGGGGCTGCGGTGGCGGCCTGGCTATGGTAAGAGCACCCCGAAGAAGAACGGCGTCAGGGGTTTATCCACCAGGAGCTCGGATTTTTGCCGTTTCCCCGAGCTGGCAACTGAACCGCCGTGCGACTGATCACCGTGCGGCGGCACCTGGACAGAGGCGAGTAGTATGGCATCAATATCGCTAATGCGTTAGCGCAGGTGACATCGCCATGGCCGCATTGGATCAATCTGCAGCCCACGAAGTCCTGCGCCGCTCCTACGGAGGTAGCGACAACACCTCTGCCAGTTTCCTAAGGCCCCAGTACGTCAAATACAATGGCGTTGCAAAAAGCCGTGAGCTTGGGGTTGTTGACAACCTGTTTGCGTCTGTCAATGGCCTCATCGGCTCTCAGGCCGGCGCTTCAACCCTGTTCCTGAAAGTCATCACCCGTGGCCCATCGCGGATCGGGATTTCTCGTACTCCGATCAACGCATACACAGATCGCTTCGTCAGTGTCGGCCTGCTAGACGGGAACCGCGATCAGCTGCCGCTGGACCATACCGGCTTCGCTTACCAGCATCCGGTCCACAATCACGGGACAGGCCTCGCGATTGAAAGGCTACCGGCTGGTACCTACTTCTTTACGATCAGCTGCGACCAGTGGCAATCAGTTCCGTTTGAAGTCGACATTACCGTTCAGCGCTTTGTCTTGCTGGCCGGAGCTACCTTCCTCGATTGTCAGCCCACTCTCAGAATTGCCCTTGTCAAGCCTGAGGGCATCGCGACAGGTTCTCTGTTTCTCTCGGGCAGCACCGTGCCACGAGCGCTGCTCAAAGCACTCGAAGGTGCCGCTAGCAGCACCGCAGTTCCACGCCTGACTCTGGCGATCATGTCTGGTGCGGCCATAGGAACGCTCGCCCCATACGGCCGCCTCAAGCAAACCTTCCGCATCGAAGGCGTCGCCAGTGGGAGCTCTCCAAGTATCGCTACGATGACTGTGACAAGACAGCCTGGATACGAGTACTGAGCCATTCATTGACCCGGCTCCTCCCTGGCTTCTCTGCATCCATTTCGTGACATGGCCTTTTCGCAATACCTGGCAGACGAGGTTTTGACTTGGTTCCGAGGCGACCTCTTTCCGGTCGCTCTCTCCAATGTCTTCATCTCCATTCACACCGGAGACCCCGGGGTCGCGGGCACTAGCAGCGATGTCACGGCGACAGTGACCGGTACCGCAACGCGTGTCTCCGTAGCGAGCAGCGCACTGACGACGCCGACTAACGCTTCTGGTGGCGGCCGGGAGATCAAGAACACCGGCGTGGTGCAGATCACCACCAACGCTGCGAACGTCACGACGCAAACGATCACACACTTCGGTGTTTGGGATGCGGCGACTAGCGGCAACTTTCTCGCCTCTGGCACGCTCACAACACCCGTCGGCGTGCAGACCGGAGATACCGTTCAGTTCAACGTCGGCGCCATGGCGATTCGCGTGATCTGATGAACAAGGTCAAGAAGAGCCTCACGGGGACGATCCACCGCGACCCCATTCACAAGAAGACCGCCCAAGGACAAGGCCGTGGCTCGAAACCGAACCACGGCCGCAAGCCGAAACGCGGCCAGGGATAACCAGGTATCAGGCCTTGTCGATCTCGAGCTGATATTTGATCGTCGACGTGTCCTTGCGATCGACGATCACATACAGCTTGTCATTCGTGGTCACCGTATAGGGCCCCAGGGTTGCCGTGGAGCGGCTATTTGGCAGGCGCTGGACGCCGAGACGCGTCGGCGGAGTTGCCGGGGTCAGGACACCGCTGGCTTGCTTCACGACGGCAATGGCTTCCACCCCGGCGATACTTCTTGTGAAGCCGTTCTCGCTGTATGGCCGGATCGTGATGGTGTAACTGCCGGCAGCCGTGCCCGATCCGTCCGTAATCTCGTACAAGTCAACGGGACCCGTGAATCCAGCAATGGAGCCGAATCCGAGCTTTGCGCTGTTGCTGTTCGGTCCCACGAGTTCGCCGGGGCCGACCAGAACGGATTTCCGCGACGCGCCGCGTCTGTTGATTTTATCGATGACCGCCATTGCAGCAGCGCTGTTCCATGAATTCTAGTCAACCGGGCAGGCGCTTCATGCGCCTGCAAAAAC